CGGTCTCATCACGGACCGACAACGGCGTGACCTCGACAGCTTTGCCGCGCACTACACGCACGAAAAGGTCCTCCCCTGGAACGGCTACACGTTCACAGTCACGGCCGGCCGCGGCCACCCGCAAGGCATCACGCCTCCCACCCTGCAATAACCCCCCGGATCATCATGAAAGACATCATCCCCGCCGGCTACATGCGCAACACCTCCGGCCACCTCGTACCAGAAGACCAGGTGCGCGAACACGACAAAATGCGCGACCAGGTCGCGCGCGAACTGGCCGCCGAGGCTGAGGACCTGCACGCACGCCTGGCCGCTTTCAAGAAAAAGGCACTGAACGACATCAACGACCTGGTCACCATCGCTGGCGAGCGGTATGGCGTCAAGCTTGGCGGGCAAAAGGGAAACGTCACAGCCGCCACGTACGACGGCTCGCATAAGGTCTTGCGCAGCTACGCCGAACGCGTGCGCTTCACCGAGGAAATCGAGGCCGCCAAGGCGCTAATCAACCAGTGCATCGTGCGCTGGAGCCAGGGGGCCAACGGCAACATCCGCGCCCTGGTTGACCGCGCCTTTCGTACCGATGGCCAGGGCCAGCTCAAGACCGGCGCGGTACTGGAACTACTGCGCCTTGAGATCGAAGACGATGAATGGGTGCGCGCCATGGAAGCACTGAAAGACTCCATCCAAACCGCTGGCACCGCCGTCTATATCCGCGTCTACAAGCGTGTCGGGGATAGCGATCAGTACCAGGCCATCCCCCTTGACCTTGCGGCGGTATGACCATGGCGACGTCGAGATTCAAAACCCGCGCGCAGATGCTTGGCATCCGCCCCAAGATCATGGCCGAACGCACTAAAGGCCAACTCGCAAAGCTTCGCAACAAAGCAGAGATGCTGGCTCACCCATGGATCGGGGTCGATGGATCGGTGCAAACCGCCGCCGACGAGTTGGGACGGGCCTTCGACGCTTTCGCGGCCCACTTGGACGGCTCGGTCGAATATTTGAATGAACCGCCGGAGCTATAGGCCCGGCCCGATGGTCCCCGATCCACCGTCAGCCGTCGATGGGCGCACGCGGGCAAACGTGCGCGGTTCAGAACCCCGGCCGGGCGGGGTGTGTGCGGTCCCGGCAACTATGCCGTTCCCCCCAATCAGGAGTAGATCCTATGGCCACTCTCGCAAACTCCGCGTCCAAGGCCAGCAAAGCCATCGCAGCCGTCCACGTCCTTAAGAAGCAAGCGGGCATGAGCGATGATGAGTATCGCGCCATGCTGCTGGCTCAGACGGGTCATACAAGCTGCAAGGAAATGAACCTGGGCCAGTTGCAATGCGTGCTGGATCACTTTTCCCGCCTGGGTATCAAATCAATGGCCCGCAAGCGGCGTGAACGAGTGGGCGGCTCATCGCGCCAGCGACTGATGGCCAAGCTGTCCGCCCAACTTGCAGCGGCGGGGCGCAGTCGCTCCTACCTGGATGGTATGGTCAAACGCATCGCCAAGGTGGACGCGCTGGAATTTTGCGACGAGGCGGCGTTAACCAAGCTTATCGCGGCGCTCGCCGTCGATGCCAAGCGCCACGGACGGGCCTTTCCGTGAACGCCCCTCCTCTCGGTCCCGTCGACTTGGCCGATGGCATGATCGGTCTGCTACCGCCTATCGTCCAGACGTTTGCCGCCGTGATTGGTTTGACCGCCACCTCGGCGCTGGTGCGCCAGGCCGGCGGCGCCACCATCGACGTTCCCAAGCGGGAAGATCCGCGAGGCGAGGCGTCGTTCGAGGCGTTGGCCGAAATGATTGGCGTCGACGCTGCGCAGGCCATGGTCAAACACTTCGGCGGCGAAACGCTCTATGTCCCGAAGTGCGCCGGCGCGCTGCGGGAATACACCTACCGCGATATTCGCACGGCGTTCGACAAGCTGACCCGCGACACATCGGCCCGGCGAGCAGTGGCCATCTTAGCGGTGCGGTACAACTATTCCGACCGGCGCATCTGGAGCATCCTCAAGACGCCCGATAGCGTTGTCCCGGCCGAACAGGCGGCATGCCCACCGGGCCAGCTCGGACTGTTCTAGATCGTCGCTGCCGGGCAATATCGCCGGCATGCCCTGGCATACCCTTCTCTACTGAAATCCTTCACCACGCGCCCGACTGGGAACGCTGGGATAGTCGTGTCCAAACGATTGGATACGACTATGCACCCCGAACACACCTCCCAGGCCGGCGTCTCGCTCATCGAGCATTTCGAGAGCTGCCGCTTGACCGCGTATTGGGATCCACACGGCAAATGCTGGACCATCGGCTGGGGGCATACCGGCCCGGATGTGTACAAGGGCCTGGTTATTACACAAGCGGTTGCAGACGCACTACTGGCGCAAGACCTGATCGACCGCGAAAACATGGTCAAGCGGTTCTTCGCGGGCGTCCCGCTCACGCGGGGCCAGTTCGACGCCTTGGTTTCCTTCCTCTACAACGTAGGCCCAGGCAAGCGGGGTATCAAATCGGGCTTGTTCGAATTGATGAATGGCCAACCCTCCACCCTGGCCCGCAAAGTGCTGGCGCACGACCATGCAGGCGCAGCCGATCAGTTTCTGAAATGGATTTATGCCGGCGCAGTACCGCTGCGTGGCCTGGATCTTCGGCGCCACGCCGAACGGCAACTGTTCCTGACCGGGGCCTGGTCATGAAGCGCCGTCCGAGACTTACCCGTAGCTGGCGACGGCTGCATCGTTCCTACACCGTCCAGCTCGGGCTGGTGATGGCCCTACTGTCGGCCGCCTACGAGGCATTGCCGTTGTTCCGGTCCATGATGGTGGACGCCAGCTTTGCCTGGATCTCGTTGCTGCTCGGAGTGCTAATTGCAGCACTGCGCTATGTGGATCAGCCATGCCTGCACCAACCTGACGCGCCCGACGACATCGAGAGCGGGCAATGATCTCCCCACTGTTCGCGTGGCTGCGCATCGACGCGACCGTTGGCCGCTTCCTAGCGGCCGGTCTGGCATGCCTGGGCGCTTATGCGCACGGCTACCACTACGCCGCCATCCAGGCCGAGGTCCGGCACAGCCAGTACGTCGCCCAGCAGAACCAGGCCACGGCCGACACCTTAGCCAAGCACCTGCACGAGCTGCGCGCCGAGCAGGAGCGCGGTGACGCCATCTCGTTGGAACTGCTGGCCCGAAATGCCGAACGCGACCAGCTTGCCGAAAAGCTCAAAAAGCGAGTCTCCCGTGTATCGACCCTCTATGTCCCGAAGCCCGGCGCAGCGCCTGTCGCCCTGCCTGATCGCCCTTTCACTATTGGCTGGGTGCGCGACTACAACGCCGCCCTCGGCTTACGAATGCCTCCCACGAGCGAGGCTGCCAGCGGTGCTGCGCGTACGGCCGCCGGGCTTTACTCCCCTGACACCGTCGATGGAATCGACCCCGCAGACCTCGCACGTAGCCCCGTAAGCCAGGGCGATGTGCTGGCTGCGCACATAGGTAACGCAGCAGTCTGCCGCAGGATCGAGGCCCAGCTCAACGCGATCCTGGATATCGACGAAGGGAAAGCGCCATGATGATCGAGATTGGCGGTACGCAGGTATTCGGCATCGTGGTCATGGTCATCGCTGCCCTGGTCGGGATGTGGACCAAACGCCTACAGGCCGACCTGAAAGAGAACACTCAGCGGATTACCCAGCTACAGGATCAGCAGGCCAAACTGCGGGAACAACTCGCGCGTGAGGCCAGCGAGTACGCGCGGCGGGCTGAGATGGAAGCGTTGATACGCCGCATCGAGCAGAAGCTGGACCGCATGAACGACAGACTCGATTCCAAACAGGACAAACAAGCATGACCATCAAAGACACGCCCACGGTTTCCGGGCAGAACGAACAATTGCAGTTGCTGCGCAGCGTGGATGGCAAGCTAGACACCATGGACGCCAAACTCGACCGCATCCACCAGCAGGTCCGCAAAGATGCCATCATCTACGGTGCTACCGCAGGCGGCCTTAGCGGCTGCATTATCTCGGTGGGCGTGGCGCTCGCCAGGGCAAAGATGGGCCTGTAGTGCATGGCACATCCCAAGGAAACCCGTGACTCGGTACGTCGTTCGTATGTGTACGACCGTCTTTCCCTGGAGATCTCAGCGCAGAAGGCTGGCGTCTCTTATGCGACGGCAGCCCGCTGGAAAGCTCAGTCGGCCAAAGACGGTGACGATTGGGACAAGTCGCAGGCGGCGCTACTCATGGCCGGAGGCGGTATTGAAACGGTGGCGCGCCAGATGCTCGCCGGTCTGGTCACGCAGTACCAGGCCACCATGGAGACCATCACGGCCGACGCCAGCCTGAAGCCGGCCGTCAAGGTGCAAATGCTCGCCAGCTTGGCCGACGCCTACAACAAGACTGTCTCGGCCTCCAAGCGCATCCTTCCGGAAACCAGCGAGCTTGCCACCGCTATGCAGGTACTTCAAAGATTGGCGGACTTCATTCACCAGAAGTATCCAAAGCACGCTGCCACCTTCGTTCAAATACTGGAGCCATTCGGAGAGTCATTGGCGCAGCAGTTCGGGTAGCTAAGTCCGTATGTTAGTTGCCTGTATGCCGGCTGGGTACATGGCTCTATGAATCTTATCGACCCGTTCACTGAGCGCCTCTATTACGTTACCCATCATCGTCAAATATCCAGTCAAGAGTTTATCTCGTGTCTCCAGAGTGAGCCCTCTATTTTCGTAAACCTCAATCCAGAACTTCGCGGTCAGTTTAAGTTTCGACAAATTTTCATTAAGTGCAATGAACTCTCGCACGGCAACCGCAGACCCAATCTCATGGACCGGTACAGCACTCAACGCCTGCATATAGGTGTCAACCATAGAGTCGTCGTAGTAGCGGAAGCGAACATCGCTCCAACTCTCAATTGGCGTAAACAACTCGACGACATCTCTAGCCAAATGTTGGGTGCTGTCCGCTATGGCGTAGAAGGCCGCCCTCCTTTGCTCGGCTTCGTCTTGAGCAAGGCTACGTTGGAGCATCTCGCTCCTTTTTGCCTGACGTTCACCAAGGAAATAGGCGGCCATGATCGCGCCAATCGAGCCAAAGGCCTGCACCCAGGCCGCCCAAGACGCCCATTCGTTAGAGTCCTCCGGATAATTCACGAGAAAAATCACCGCGAAAACGCCAACACCAAGAATTGCCAAGATCACACTGCAAGGAAGCTCGCTCTTCTCCACAAGAATCTCCACGAGTTCGGGTTCTTTGAATATTCGATCTTCTGGAATGCCCGGCAGTTAAGCTCACCCGACCAAGATCCGAAACGCAATACCTACGCGCCAATCGAACGGGCACAGATCGTACCGCCTTTTTCTTACGTGGAGATCGACACGAAACCGCGTCAACCTGCGCAATGCTATTCCCAGGAAAACGGGTCACTACGCAGAACTTCGCTTTCAAGGATCTCAAGCGCTTGGATGTACTCCGGTTGGTCAGCGGACACATCCCATAAGCTGCGAGACAACGCCGATTCCGGGTGCTTCAGGCTAACCATGAACTCCATCAGCAAGAAGGAAACCGTCGCCTTGGTATCGCAATGCGTACGCGGTGGCCAGCCATTCAGGCACCGAGAACGGCAAATCACAAAGATCGCCGTAATGGCTTCCGCTTTGCGCGCCTCCCGCACCGAGACCTTCGGAAACCCTTGCGATGGATTGTGAACGATCCAAGGAATCGCGCGCAGCAACGCCACCATCCGCACGAAGGCTGCATCTGCATCTACGGTTTTGATGTCTTTAGTCATGAGCAATACCCCTTTGAAATCCAAGGCGCTCCGAGCCGTAAAAAAGCTCGACCGTAAGACGTTTCTACTCGAAATCACAACGCTTGCGGTGGGATTGCGGAGGGTAATTGAGTCCGAGATAGACGGGTTTGACCCGGACCCGACTAAGAGTCGAGAACGCCGAGCCCGCGCGCAAGTGGATTTCGAGTTCTTCGCTCGCACGTACTTCCCGCACTACGTCAAGATCGCCAACAGTGTCTTGCACGACTATCTGTATCAGCGACTGCCGGAGATCGTTCAAAGCACCACATCACAGGCTGACGTGATCGCTGCCCCGCGCGGCGAGGCCAAGTCCACCATCGTCAGTCAGCTTTTCGTGATCTGGTGCATTGCGACGGAACGCAAATGGTATCCAGTCATCATCATGGACGCTTTCGAACAGGCAGCCATGATGCTGGAGGCGATCAAAGCGGAGTTGGAGTTCAACCCTCGGCTGGCTCTAGATTTCCCCGACGTGGCCGGCCCAGGCAGTATCTGGCAGGTGGGCAAAATCGTCACTACCAACGGCCGCATGGTCGAAGCCTTCGGCGCGCGCAAGCGGATACGCGGCCGCCGGCATGGTCCCCACCGGCCAGACCTTGCCATTCTGGATGATCTGGAGAACGACGAGAACGTCACTTCTCCCGAGCAGCGTGACAAGTTGCAGAACTGGATAACCAAGTCGGTCATGAAATTGGCCGGCGCGGGAGAAAAGCTCGATGTGATCAACATCGGGAGCGTCTTGCATTACGACGCGGTACTGCCGCGGCTACTCAAGAACCCGTTTTGGCGCGGCATCAAGTTCCAGGCCGTCATTACCTGGCCTAGCCACATGGACCTGTGGGATCAGTGGGAGGAGCTATACCGCAACGACGGCCCGGACACGGCGCGTCTGTTTTACGCCGCCAACGAAGCGCAGATGATCGAGGGCGCGGTGGTGTCCTGGCCGGCCGCGCGCCCAATCCTGGAACTGATGATCATCCGAGCGCGCGACGGACATGACGCCTTCGACTCGGAGCTGCAAAACGATCCGATTGCGGGCGATAACGCGCCGTTTGCCGGCGTCATCACGTTTTGGGTGAACCGCCTGGCCGATTGGCTGTTTTACGGCGCCTGCGATCCCAGCCTGGGCAAGGCCGGCAATCGGCGCGATCCGTCCGCGCTGCTGGTGGGTGGGTTCAACCGCGTCACGGGCATCCTGGACGTGACCGAGGCCAAGATCGCCAAGCGCGTACCCGACAAGATCATCAGCGACATCATCGCCCTGCAACGCGAGTACCGTTGCCTGCTATGGGTTGTGGAGTCGGTGCAATTTCAGGAGTTCCTGCGCACCGAGCTGGTCAAGCGGTCCGCCAAACTCGGTGTGCCTGTTCCTGCGCGCGGCATCACCCCCGGCACAGATAAAGACCTGCGCATCGCCTCGATACAACCGCATGTGGCCAACGGCCTGATCCGCCTGCATGCGTCGCAAACCACCCTCAATAGCCAACTGACCCATTGGCCCATGGCCGACCACGACGATGGTCCCGACGCCCTGCAAATGCTGTGGATGGCGGCCACGACAGGTTTTGGCGTTTTTGAATACACCCCCGTTAACCGGCATTCCCACGACTCGGACGAAGACGATGTGATCGACGTTCCCTGGCGAGACGTGGGGGCCTGGTAGGAAAACCCTCATGACCCGAATTGTCGATGCCCGCGGTCGACCGATTGACCGCGAAGCCCTGAAAGAACCGCAGACCGCCCGCCTGGGATGGGTCACGCGGGAATGGGCTGAACACCCTTCACGCGGCCTGTCCCCGCAGCGGCTGCACCGCATCCTGGAAGATGCCGAGCAGGGCAACCTGGTGGCCCAGGCGGACCTTTTCACCGACATGGAGGAAAAGGACGGTCACATCATGTCGGAGATGTCGAAGCGCAAGCGCGCCATCCTGACCTTGGATTGGGAGGTACACGAACCGGCCAACGCGACCGCCGACGAAAAGCGCGACACGGCCAAGGTGCGTGAGTGGCTGTCCAGCTTCACCGGCCTGGAAGACTTCTTGCTGGACTGCATGGACGCGGTCGGCCATGGCTTTGCGCCGCTAGAAACGCAGTGGCACCAGGTCGGCCCATACATGTTGCCCAAGACCTACACGCATCGCCCGCAGCGCTGGTTTCAAACGCTGGGGCACGACGGCAACGCGCTGCGTCTGCGCGATGGCAGCGGCGACGGACAGGAGCTATGGCCGCTTGGCTGGGTGGTGCATCAGCACAAGGCCCGCTCGGGCTATCTGACCCGCGCGGGCTTGCACCGCACGCTGGCCTGGCCGTACCTGTTCAAGAACTACTCTGTGCGCGACCTGGCCGAGTTCCTGGAAATCTACGGGCTGCCGCTGCGCGTGGGCAAGTACCCGCCAGGCACCACTGACCGGGAAAAGGCTACGCTGCTGGCGGCGGTGGCCGGCATTGGCCACAACGCCGCCGGCATCATCCCCGACTCCATGCGGATTGATTTCCAGAACGCCGCACAGGGATCGCAGGAGCCTTTTGAGGCCATGATCGCCTGGTGCGAACGCACCGCGTCCAAGGTGATCGTCGGCGGCACCCTGACCAGCCAGGCCGACGGCAAATCGTCCACGCACGCCCTGGGTAACGTGCATAACGAGGTGCGGCATGATTTGATGGTCTCCGACGCCCGCCAGTTGGCAGCCACCGTCACCCTGCAGGTCATCGGCCCGATGCGCATGCTCAACATCGCGGGCGCGGCCGACCGCCGCTCGCCCGAGTTCCGCTTTGACACGCGCAAATTCGAGGACCTGGTCAGGCTGTCGCAGGCGCTGCCCGGCCTAGTACAGGCCGGCGTGCGGATTCCCGTGGATTGGGTGCATGAGCGGGGCAACATCCCAAAACCGGCCGCCGGCCAGGACGTGCTGGTGCCGCCGGCCGCGCCCGGATGGCCCGCCCAGGCCGCCTTGACCGGGTCGGCCTGGGCGGGCCAGGCTGCGCTGGCCTCGATGCTCGGATCGGCCAGCGCGTCACCGACAGGCTCGGCCACGCCCGCGATCTCCGGCCAGCTCGACCGCCTGGCCGCCCAGGCAGCGCCAACCATGGACGACTG